GGCACCATCACCAAGGGCGAAGGCTTTGCCAAGGCTCTGGCCGCTGCCGTCGCTGGCGTTGCAGACCAAGGCTTCGAGGGTGAGCCGACCATCATCATCGACAAGGTGACTGAGGCCGAGCTGAAGTACACCCCCGCCAACGACTTCAAGGGCAACACCGACGCTGTGATCAAGGACGGCAAGCTGGCTGGTTACAACTACATCACCAGCGGCCACATCAACGGCGAGCTGGACGGACAGAACAAGTACGTGAAGGCTTCCGACCGCTACATCGGCATCGGTTTCTTCGAGTACCTGGCAGTGCAGCAGCATGGCGAGGTGCGCTTCTCGGTTGACTCGACAAGTGCCGCCGTGGCTGGTCGCAACAGCACCGTCTTCACGCTCAACACCGACTTCTCGGCAACCGAGCTCAGCCACAAGATTAACGGTGGAGCCGACAACAGCGAACCGAAGGCCTTCAAGTTGTTGAAGATTGTGGAGGAGCAGGAAACGGCGTAAGCAAATCAAGTTCATAGTTCTTGATTCGGCCCCACGGTGATGATTCGGAGGCGACAGCCCGCACACCGTGGGGCTTTCCCATGCCCGTCGGTAAACCCAAGGCGAGGAATCGGTGGATAGTAAAAGGCATATTGACATGAAATACTTGACGCTGGAATACATTAAAGACCACTCGCGCATCTGCCACGATGCGGAAGACCGCTATCTGGAGCGTATCGGTGCCGCGGCAGAGACAGCCGTGCTAAACCTGTGCAGGCGCACCATCGAAGACATCTATGAGGAACACGGCGAAGTGCCGGAAGACTTCAAGCAAGCCACGCTCCTGCTTGTTGACCACCTATATACGCACCGTGGACCGACGGAGAATGTGTCTGCAAGCGTCGTGCCATACAGCATCGATTTTCTGGTTAAGCCATACATGAAGTTGGTCTAAAAGTAAACCCCTGCCCACAAAGCAGGGGTTTTTTGTAGGGATTAAAACCCTCCCTACCGCAAGTGATATGGATTATAAAAACATTTTCTTCAAAACCGACTTCGCTATCACCGAGAAGAGCGAGGCCGGTTATGGTGTGCCGTTCCGTTTCAAGTACTACACGGCATCGCCTTCGAGGGCGTTTGTCGCCTCGTTTGACGGCAACGAATACCACAACTGCCACCTCGACGAAGACGGCAACCTGTGCATCGGTTTCGATGACCACAACATGGGGCTGGGAACGTTGATGGTGGAGCGCACCTACTACCTGAACAACTCATGCTACGTGAGCGGTGTGTGCGACGAGAGGATTGCACCAACGCCCGTGGTCATCGAGGAAGAGGGCGAAGGTGGAGTTAAGAACAAGTTCCAGATTGTGCTCTCCCTGCAAGGTGAGACCACGATTGCGGCCACATCGACCGTGCAGCCATACTACGCCAAGGGCGACCCCGGCAAGAGTGCCTACGAGGTGGCCGTGGAGCAGGGCTTTGTGGGCACCGAGGCGGAGTGGCTGGAGTCGCTGCGCGGCCCGCAAGGCGACTCAGCCTATCAGGTGGCCGTAGAGCAAGGATTTGTCGGGACAAAAGACCAGTGGCTCGAATCTTTGCGCGGTCCGCAAGGTCTGCGAGGCGTGAGCGGCGGTTTACTCTTCCCGGTGATGGACTTCAACCCCGAGGACGGCGTGCTGACCATCAGCGGACTGGAGCAGGAGATTGACCGTGTGCGCTACGACTATGCCACGGCTGAGTTAGTGATTAGATTGTATCATCCATAAAAAGACATAGACATGAACGAACAGATTCAAGAAATCCGCTATCAGGTGGGCGAGGCTTGGAAAGGTGAGTACAACCCCGCCACCAGTTACGGCAATGCTGCCGTTGTTCAAGACCCGACAGGGCTGAGCGTCTATCGCTCGCTGAAACCCGGCAACGCTGGCCATCCGCTGACCGATACATCGTGGTGGTTCTGTATCATCAATCTTTCGAGCATCAAGGAGGCCGCCGACAACATCGCCGCCACCGATGCCGAAGTCGCAGAACATGAAACAGCCCGTGTGGCCGCTGAAGCCCAGCGTGTCAGCAAGGAGCAGGCCCGCATCAATGCCGAGAACGCCCGCATCCAGGCCGAGCAGTCCCGCGCCAGTCAGGAGACCGCCCGTGTGCAGGCCGAGCAGACTCGCGTCAGCCAGGAACAGCAGCGCGTGAGCAAGGAGGCAACCCGTGTGGAACATGAGCAGACCCGCATCGCCAACGAGACGCAACGCATCAGTCAAGAACAGTCTCGCGTCAATGCCGAGACACGCCGTCAGACCAACGAGGAGAACCGCGTCAGTGCCGAGCAAGACCGCATTGATAGCGAACTTGTCCGCGTACAGAACGAGCAGAGCCGACTCCAGCGAGCCGAGAGTGATCACCAAACGGCTGTGCAGGACAACGCCCAGATGACTGAACTGGTGGAACGCGCCGATGCCGACCATGTGCAAGCCGCTACCGACCACACTACGGCGGTCAGTGACCACGGCATCGCCACGACTGACCACACGACAGCCACTGCCGACCACTCCACGGCACAGGCTGACCACACCCGTGCCGAGAGCGACCACACCGCCAGCGTATCCGCTACGGAAGCTGCCAACGAAGCAGCCGAAAACGCCAACGCGATGGAAGAGCGGCTGTTGAACGGCGAGGTGGTGCCGGCCAAAGCCACCAACCTCGCATCGTGGGAGGGCGAGGAAGGAGAGTCCGACTACGTGCAGACTGCAGTGGCCGACACCACGGGCGGCACGCTATCGATTGACAGTTCGATGCCTGCCAATCTGCTGTCGGTGGTTCCCACCAGCGACTTCGGGGCTACGGCTCTCGTCGCCACGGGCTTCAACCTGTTGCGCTTCGCTACGGCCATCGGTGCCGGTTGGTACATTCTCGTGCCGAAACTCACTGCTACCGCTGCCAGCATCGGTACGGCACATGAGAACAACGGTGTGCTTTTCACCGATGCACAGGGCAACAACCTGAAGCCCACCGTGCGCTTCAAAGCCTTGGCCGACGGTGTGCCAACGAGCGTGACCGACGGTGTGGCAGCTACCTACGTCGATAAGGACGGACGCCGCCACTACACCACCCCCGGCATCGGCTATCTCATCGTCTCTGACATCAACCGCGCCACCACCTGCATGCACCTTGCATGGAGCCGTCGCTACGACGAGTACGTGGCCGTGGATGCTGCCGGTGATGCCGGTGCCACGGTAAACCTCGCGGCTGGCATCAACGCGCTGCACGATTTCGGGCTGATGCTCCAGATTGGCGCACTGGCCGACTCGATTGAGCGCACGAGTGCCACACAGGTGACGTGGTACAGAAGGATTGACCGCGTGCAGCCCACATGGACCAACACGCCAGTCGAGGAGGATGGAGTTGCAACGGGTCAGTATTTGCATGAGGCACTCATCAGCAACATACGTCCCGACGGTGCCGCCGCCTTCATGGGTTCCGACCAGGGACTGACCGTGACAGGAACGACCGTAAGTTACACCGACGGTAACGCAGAGGCACTGACCGACTACGTGAAATTTGAGCTCGCCGCCGTTGCCAGCGGCACGGCATCGGTAAGCAGCAGCTTTGCCGTGGAAGACTGGGGTCTGATAATGATTCAGGGAGCCACCGGCACGGCTGCCTTCACCATCGCCTACGCCCAGGGCATCCCCGACAACCTGCGCACCGCACTGCCGCAGCTGAACGCCATCCGCACCACGGCTGCTGCCATCAGCCTCGGTCACGGTATCTGCTCTACGGGTGTCTATGAGAAGGACAAGGCTGTCAATATCCCGAATTTCCTCCTGCTGCTGAACGGTCACGTCGATGTGCTCTTCACCACACCCATCAACACCGAACGCGCTACACTGAACGTGTCGATGACTGGTGCCAAGCCGCTGCGCATCCTCGGCCAAAGCCTGCCCGCCGGAGTGGTGAAGGCACAAACCTACGCCACGCTGTGCTACGACGGCGAGTCGTGGAACATCGTCAACATGTTCTGCCCCGGTGCAGAGTACGACCCCGCAGGTCTGCTTGTCGATATGGGTCTGCCCAGCGGCGTGAAGTGGGCTGCGAGGGATATTGACCTCACCAAGCCAAGTGGTTTCTGCGACACTCCGTTTACCTACATGAAGTCTTTCTTCTCGTGGGGCAACATCGACGGCCACAACCCCATCAGCAACTCGGCATTCAGTTACAACTGGGGCGGCGTGAACGAGCAAGAGCCGTACTACGAGGGCCAGCTCTACGGCGACACGCCGGGCAATACGCTGACAGGCAACATCGCCGTGGGTGAGGACTTCGACGCAGCACGTGCCAACCTGGGTGCACCATGGCGCATGCCGACCAACACGGAGTTTGTTGAGCTGTTCGCCAACATCATCTATATCGATGCCAACGGCGACGAGGTGGACACCACGAAGACCGACAAGCGAGTCAGCGTGAACGGTGTGCTGGGACTGTATATCCAGAGCAAGCTCAACGGTGCGCGTCTGTTCTTCTCCTGCTCGGGCCGCGGCAATGGCCGCTCGTGGCTCATCAGAGGGGCGGACGGCTACTACTGGTCTTCGACGTTCCTCTCAGCCCGCAACGCACGTTACCTGCGCTTCTACAGTGACGGAGTCTATCCGCAGAGCAACTTCAGTCGGTACGGCGGTTTTGCAGTGAGGCCTGTGCAGTAACTTAACTTTTTCGTTCACCCCGAAAAAGTCCAATCTATTCCTGTCTTGTCGCGCGCAACGCGCCGACAGGCGCGGCGCGACAAGGCAGGAATAGATGATAATAATGGTTTAAATTAGATATATAAAGATATGGCAAATTTAGCAGACATCTTGCAACAGGAGCGCGACCGCGACACAGCGGACAAGTGGGGCATCATCCATCTTTTCAAGACGGGCTCGTTCTATTCGGCATACGAGTGGAGCGCATGACTAAGAAGATACAGGAAATAGACTTGCGCAACGAAGATAAAGCCGTGCGCACCATTGACTCGTATCTCGGTATTCTGAGCCACACGGCAAGTCGTTGCATTACACAAGATTTGCTGAGTAAACCTCTGGCAGCATAATGCACGATAAGCAAAGACATTAAACGCGAACGATTATGAACAAAGTAAACGGAAAGAAGACCTCCTTCGCACCCATTCGCGAGGACGGCAGCCGTATCACCATCTGCTACGGCCTAAAGAAACTGAGTGGCGATTTGTATGAATGGCTGGAGGTGTATCTGCCAAAGAAGCAGATGTCGCAACTGACGCTGGCCGACGTGAAAGAGGCCATCATCGGCGACATCAATGCACGCACCGATGAGAAGATTCTGAGCGGGCTGGTGTGGAAGGGCAAGCCCGTGTGGCTCTCGCAGGAGAACCAGTTTAACTTCAAGGCTGCCTACGACCTGGCTGTGCAGACTGACAGCGACACGCTTCCCGTGACGTTCAAGTTGGGCGAAGCAGAGGACGGTACGCCCGTGTATCACACCTTCGAGACGATGGAAGACTCCACCGACTTCTATACCGCAGCCGTGAACCACATCCATAATGCCGTGGCAGATGGCTGGTTGGAGAAAGACGGTATTGATTGGTCGCCCTACGAGCGTGCATTGGCGAATGAGTAAACCCAAGACAATAATTCAACAGATAAGTGTACGGCAAAGTGCCGTATGTATAAGTTTAACAATTTAATTTCAAATTAGCTTATGGCAAGTGAAATTATTCAGCTTCCCCAGAACGGGGGCAATCAGAACGGAGGAACCACGCTCCTCCCAGTAGCCGGAAACGGCGGACCATTCGGCAACGGCCAGACAAGCCTCATGGATTTGTTCGGCTTCGCCATCGTCGCCAGCATCTTCCCCAACATCTTCGGCAACGGACAGTGCAACCGTGGCGGAAACTGCAACTGTCAGAACGTGGACAGCGCACTGGCTCTCCAGGCCGTTACAGCAGAGGGTGCAGCCAGCCGTGCAGCCATTCAGAATCTCGCTTCGTCGATGGGTCAGAACTATAACACCGTGCTTCCCGCTGTCATGGGCGTACAGGCTGCTATCAGCAATCTGGCAAGTGCCAACGGCATGGGCTTCCTTCAGGTCATCAACGCACTCCAGCAGGGCGACTGCAACCTCGCTTCTCAGCTTGCTAAGTGCTGCTGCGACAATCGCTTGCTGACCACCCAGCAGGGTTACGAGGGACGCATCCAGACCATCGAGCAGACCAACGACCTGAAGGGCAGCATCAACGCACAGGGCCAGCGTCAGGTGGATGCCATTGCCGACCTGAAGACCACCATGATCAAGGAGTTCTGCGATGCCCGTGAGCGCGATATGCAGGCCATCATCGACAAGCAGGCCGACGAAATCAGCCAGCTGCGCACGAAGGACAATATCAACGGGCAGACCCGTGAACTGCTGGGTTACTTCAACTCCATGATTGCACCCCTTCAGGCTCAGGTGAAGGAACTGCTTGATAAGTCCCCCAACACCGTACCCGTGCAGTACCCGAACCTTCAGGTGGTGAACAACACGCCCAATAGCAACTGGCCCGGCTTTAACGGCTATCCCGGCTACAATTATCGCGGCGGTTTCTAATCAGGAAAGGAGGCAAGACATGAACTGCTGCAACTGTAATTGTAACCAAGTGCCGTTCGTTGACGGTTACGTGCCGTATCTCATGGTGACGAACATCACCGTGGGGACTACTGCTGTCAACTTGTCAATGGGCGACCGCAACATAGCACCGACCGGGACAATTTACGTCCGTATCGGTACGGCCATCCCGACAGGAACCGATGCCGCGCTGCCCGTAACGCTTTCGCTGAACGGCAACACCCGCCAGTTGACCTTCTTCGGAGGTCAGCCCGTGACGGTGGCCGACCTTCAGGGTACAGGCGTACTGGAAGTGTTCAACGACCTCGGCAACAACATCCTCCAGCTGCTGAGCACTCCGGCACCAGCCGCTGCTGCAACAAATCAGCAAGGATAAATTAACAAGAAGTATAACAATCAAAAGAACTATGACTATGGTAAATTTTTCTGAACTTCAACCCGGTGCTAACTTCTACGTGATAAGCACCAACGGCGGACTGCAAGTGGCAGTCGGCACAGTGAAAGGCAAGACGGCCCCCTATTGGCCAACGCCAAATCCGATGAACTCTCAGCTGATAGACCTCACCGTGAACATCGGCGGTCAAGACCGAGTAGTGCCAGGACTTCCCATCAGCCTCGAAGTGGCAGGGCGTGATCCTGAAATCTACACTGGCAACCGTGAAACGGCAGAGCGCATCATTGACGAGAAGATGGAAGAAGCCGACAAGATTCTCCAGAATCTCAACTACTACAAGAAACTGAAGCAGGACGGTCCCAAGTGTAAGGAGGTCATCAACCCAGGCTATGCAGCCACCGTCCGACAGGCCGAGACCATCCAGAGCCTACAGGCAGAACTGGCAGCGACAAAGGGCGAACTCAAAGGTATGAAAGACCTACAGGCAAAAACGCTCGAACTGCTGGAGAAACTGAGTGGCGGTACACCGGCACCCGCAACGAAGGGAGGAAAAAAGGATTCATAGTCATGGCGACTTTGATAAAAACAGATAAAACAATGATTTACGATCCAAACAGCGGAACAATCATTTTGACCAACGACGGCCAGGATCTGAAGGAGCAGATGCGCGAACAGATGCGCAACCAGTTCCGAACGGGCGGCACGGGCGGCAACTACCGAACCATGACCGTAGGCCGTGAGTTTGAACAGGGCTACCGTGACGGCTACCGCGAGGGCTACGAGCAGG